TTCTTTGTCGTAAAAATACATTTTTTAAACCTCGTTAATTTAATATCCAATAGCAAACCAATCTGCCGATGTATCAATAGGCAGGGTTGAGTTCATTTTGAACGTAAATTTTGTATTAGTTACATTAAGCGCTGCTAAGTGTGTGGCGTGAGCTGCAACGGTACGCATTTGATTTTCGGTTAATTGAATATTTAAAACCCTATTC